GTCCACTACCCGGCGGAGCCGGGTTGTGGACCCATTGGGATAAGGCTCCCTCCCCAGGGGGGGAGGGAGCGGATACTGAGCACTAAGCGGTCGTCGCTTAGTGCAGTGGGGGGGGAGGGGTGCCTATGTGCTTATCATCGAACATACGTACTAGAGCTAAATGAGTATCTGCTTACTTAGCTAAGTAACAACTATGTGTTTACCCTGGTCAGAGGAAAGTTTAGGCGATGTCTAACTATGTCCGATTCTGTTATGCTAAGCTACTGCCGCTCGCCGCAGACAGGCGAGCGAAGCAGTAGACCAACCGAACCGAGAGGAACCAGATGCCAGTAACCATGTACAACACAACAGAGAAGAGCAAGGGATGCCGGGCCTGCGGGCAAGGCGCTAGCCAATACCTCTGGTACGCCAACAAAGACGGCTCATACATGGAGCTAAAGGACGATCCGACCGTTAAGCGGATCCTCATTGAAAACAGGTACAGCCATCGTGTCCATCACTGCGAGATGACTTACAAGGGTGGACAGGTCGGTTCTAGGGCCGAGAGTTGGCTAGTCGAGCACGCTCCGGTTACATGGGTGGACAGCAACCCTAAAGAGCGTGGCAAGACGACAGAGCCAGAGATTGAGCCTGTGACGGAGGAAGACCGTTACAAGGTGGTCGAGGAGATTAAGAGCGAAGTGCAACGGGCAACGGGCAACGGGGGCGCTAACGCTGCCATTGAGGCTCTTAAGACGGCTCTAGGCGTGCAAGCTGTCGATGAGACCCAGGTCCGCCGAATCGTGGAAGACAGCTACAAAGAGCAACTAGCCGCCATACAAGCCAAAGTGGATGAGGCCTTAGCTAACGTCCTTATCCCTCTCACTATTGAGGTGAGGGACAATGGGGAAGTAAGGCCCGTTGAGGGTTTCGCTCACAAGATGCTCCCCGTCGTTCTGAGAGCTTTGCAACGTCGCCGTAACGTGTGGATGGTCGGGCCTGCGGCTGGTGGTAAGACAACCATCGCCCGTCAATGTGCAGAGGCTCTAGGCGTCCCTTACGGCTCTATCGGCTTAACCGAGACCAGAGCCGTAGAAGACATCATCGGGTATCGGGGGATCACTGGAGAGTTTGTAGAGACAGATTTCTATAGGCACTATGCGCTATGTGAAGAGTGTTCTACCCGTGAGCCAGAGACAGCCCAAGAGCAAGTGAGAGCCGAGCTAACCGGACAGCGCCCAGTTAAGTACGAGGAGGGTAAGGTCGCTCACTGTAAGCATGGCTTTAACGGTGGAGTCTTCCTGTTCGATGAGTGCGATAGAGGTAACGCCAACACAACCCTTGTTGTTAACGAGGGTATTGATAACGGCTCTATGGCCTTCCCTCGTGGCAGGTCATTCAAGCATCCGGATTGCTATATCATCGCTGGCGCCAACACTTACGGCTCTGGAGCTAACCGGCTGTATGTGGGAGCTAACCAACTCGACGCCGCATTCCTCGATCGCTTTGTGCATGTAGTTGTCGATTATGATCTGGCTCTAGAGCGGTCTGCTTGTCTTGCTACGGGCCTGGAGGAGTACAAGGTTGACCAGGTACTTAGCCGGATGCACGCTCTCAGGGAGAAATCATGGGGCCTACAGCTAAAGGTAGTTGTCGCTAGCCAGCGGGCAGCTATCTCGGCTTGTGCGCTTATGGTTGGGGACGACGGTTTTAGTTTGTCCGAGGTGATCGATATGACGGTACGTAACAAGATGGACGCTGCCGACTGGGAGAGGGTTAACTAATGCATAGGGAAGAGACAACTAACCGAATCGTCGACACTTACCAAACTGTCGAAGAGCTATTCAAGGCTGGGGAGCTATTCCAAGAGAAGGACCATACACATAGGCCGGATAAATGGGCTTACGGCGATGAGTACCGTAAGGTCACTAGGCAAAATGAGTGGTCTGTACTGAGAAGGTGGGCGATAGAGGAGGGTTGGGCAAAGGGTCTAGAGACTGCCCAACCCATAACCGAGGCCGCTATCCGGCTAGCTGAGAGGGAGATGACGTTCCCAGTGTTCCGCTCCACCTTCAGTAAGAAAGGGGGCGGGGTGAGCGTAGGACGGTATCTAGCGGGTCGGCCAGACTGTATGGTCAAGTATGAGCCGGTTAAAATCGCTCGGACTGGCAAGGTGGTTACCCTGGTCGTAGGTATGTGCTACTCGGGCGGGTTCGACGTAGAGACTGTGTTACGGAGGGGCAGCGCCGTAGTCGCTCTGGCTACAGCCTTGCAAGAGCTACAGCATCAAACAGAGATTTGGATTGACTGCTCTGCCCAGGGTGCTAACGACAAGAGTAAAAGCTTCACTGTGAGATGCTTAGTTAAGAGAGCGGATGAGAGTATCGCTCCCGCTCAGCTTGCTTACTGGCTAGCTCACCCCACAGTCCTTAGAAGGATTTGCTTCGGCGCTGAATGGCATTTCCCACAGAAGTGGATCCTTCCGCTAGGCATAGGTGGAGGGTACGGATCGCCTAGCTTCAATATTAACCGCTCCCTTTACCCTTCCGAGGCTATAATCCTCGAAGGGTTCGACACACTCCACACTCGCAACCCTCAGCAATACGTGATTCAACAGCTAACCGACATCGGACTACTAGAGGGAGAAGGGTAATGAAAGAGCTAACCACCAGAGCCGAGAGTTTGGAGAGGAGGGAGCTATTGGCTAGGTGTCGTGGCTCTCTTCTCTGGAGGAATGTTAGGAGACTGGCACGAGAGGGGGATCTAGACCTCGCTAGGGCCGCCTATGTGTCGGTCAGGATGGAAGGCTCATCCTCCCCCTTCGCCGGGGTTGTAGGGGCTTCTAGGGGTGTCTCCGTCAAACCCCGCACAACCGCTATCTACTGGGGTAACCGGCGTTATGCTCCAGGGTTGGCTAGGCAGTACTGGGGAGATCTCTTCACCTAGGCAGATTGGGAGCTAGTGAGGATTGCTTGCTAGCTCTCCACCTGCTAAGGTGATGGCAGGACCCAAACCCGAAAGGAAGAACATGCAACTACGACCCAAGTACTCAGATTCCCTTTTCGTCATCCTCGGAGATGACGAAGACCTCACCATTCACTTCCCCCATCATCTAGAGCGTATGTCACTGGCAGCTAAAGGCCCAGAAGCTAGGGACTACAAGTCAGAGTGTGGCGCTATCGGCCAAGCTTCCTGGTATCTAGCCGACGAGTATGACCTAGACGCCGATTGGTGCGAGGAATGTGTCGGCCACGTTGAAGAATCCCGCAAGCTTCTAGCCTCACTCAAGTCGGTAGATATCTCTGAAGCGCTTGAGGGGTTTATGTCCACAGTCCCCGTACATATCGTCAAGAGCCCCAGGTCAGCCTCACCGGACAAAATCTAGCTAGACAGACCAGGAGTCCCTAGAGATAGGGACTCCGAGCCTGCTTAGCAGGGTTACAACCGATGAAGGGAGAAGGAAGGATGATTACAACCACTAGTGAAGTGTCCAAGCATCAGAGCCTAGGGAGGGTTGTACTGTCAGGGGATGAGCTAGATGTACTGCTCACTCTGTTAGGTGTCGCCACGGAGCAAGCCTACGAAGCAGGCGATGAGGTGTTTAGAGCCTTAGCTCACCTAGGCCTTACCATCTGCCAGTGTCGGGACAAGGATGAGCAAGACACTCAGACGTACAGCACCAATCACGCCTATCTGTAACTAAGCTTAAAATGAGAAAGCCCGCTCGATCACGTCGAGCGGGCTTTCTCTTACCCTCCGATTAGCGGCGATTCCTCTCGGCGGGTGGGGCTGACAGACGTTAGTTGACGCCCGTCCCTCGGCTAAAGCCTATCTCCAGTCCACGTCGCCGTCAATAGCGGATCGTCTACCACTTGGTAGTCCACTTTACGAGCCCGTGACCAGGGCTTTTGTTTTTTCTGCTCAGAGTTATCACTTTACACTAGATATCCGTGACTAGTTACCTGCCCGATTTGCCCCACCCCGTATCCCATTCATCACTGAAAACACATGACGTAGAAGGCAGCGGCCTACAACCCAACAAAAAAAAGTTGGGTTGTAGGCCGCTGCCTTAGACCTTAGTGTATCTCATACACAGCATTTCATGCTATATAAGGAGCCGTCCCTGAGTAGTAGTAGTAGGTAGTAGTATAAAAGCCACGTTACCGGACATAGCAGAGCCCCCCAGCGGGAAGGGGTACCGACTGGGGGGCTCTGGTGAGCAGCCTCTTGACGGCGCTCGATGCAGGGTGTACGCTCCGACCCTACGCCTGTATCAGCAGGCAATGCTTAGTATACCCGAAGGGGGATACGTGTCAAACCGGGGCCACTTTCTGTGAGGGGTTCGGATGAGTTTGCGCCAGGACCACTTAAGATATTCCACGCTGCGAGAGATTCGCAGGGCACGTCTGAGCGAATCCGCCTGGAGATTCCAGGTGTCGGGATTCAGATGATTAATAGACATCTCAGGGAGTTCAACACCTACGCTACCTTACCTGAATGCCTGAGAAGTCTGATCGGATATGGCTGGGAGAGGGCACACGAGCAAGGGATCATGTGCGAGTCTAAAGTGTTCATGCAGGTAGTAGAGATGGAGCATCATGAGGCCTTACTTGATGCCCAGAGAAGGCTGATAGAGAGCGCCGAGAGACAGTGGAGTAAAGCTAAGACCTCGTTACAACGGGCAGAGTTAAGACTGTTGATAGAGGGCATGGCTATAGACCAGGATGATCCAATGGTAGCATCAGAGTTAAGAAGGGTGATAGCATGAGGACCAGGAAGTTCGGAACTAAGGGGATGAGTTCTCTATCGGACGATCTGATGGAGTTCGCTGGGATGGATGACAGGGTTGGGAATATAAGGAAGACGAGGCAGGAGAGTGGGGATGCTGGACCTTATTGGGCATGGAGTCTGATTAGTGCGAGACAGGCTAGTAAGCCGGGAGTTGAACCCCCTACTAACGACGCTGCCTGATAAGTTTCAGGACATCTACAACTATCAGATCGACGCTATCACTGAGATTATTTCAGCGTTCGATGATGGTTACAGGATGGTCGTACTAGAGGCCCCGACCGGCTCGGGCAAGACGTTTATAGCTGAGGTCGTGAGAAGAATGCTCAAGACCAGAGCCGTCTACGTCTGCCATAACAAGGAGCTACAGCTACAGTTCGCCAGAGACTTCCCTTACAGCCGGGTTTTAATGGGCAGAGTTAACTACGAGCCGCCGATACAGATTGAGAAAGTCACCTGTGAAGACTGTGCAGGACAAGACTGCACCTACTGCCCAGAGATCAGCGCATGTCCATATACTGTGGCAAAACGACAGGCTATATTTTCTCCGGTGCCGGTGCTTAACTCCGCATACTGGCTTAATGAGGTGCAGGGTCAAAGGAGTAGATTCACCAACACGGGACTGGCTATTTTAGATGAGGCGGATACCCTGGAGAATGTACTGATGGGCCAGGTAGAGGTGTATGTGGGGGAGAGGGCACAGAAGAAGTACGGGATCAGGCCCCCGGAGAAACTAACGGTGCAGGCCGGATATGCAGATTGGTGTAAGCATGCCCTGGACAGAATACAAAGACCACTATCTTCTTTGTTATCTCTTGAGTTCCCAGATCTCACACAGCAACGGGAGATCAGGAGGCTCGGGAACCTTCAAGACACACTATCTATCATGTCAGAGGATCTTAGTAACGAGTGGCCTTGGGTGTATACTGGTGGAGCGGGAAGTAAAAAACGGACAGGAGAGGTTGTTAGTTTTAAGCCGGTCCGGGTTGACAGATTTGGGGAAAGAAGGGTATGGAGTAGGGACAAGCGGTTTCTCCTCATGGCTGCTCTACTACCAGATGTCGTAATAGGGAGCCTGGGGTGGAAGGAGCCGTATAAGAGAGTGATGGTGGAGAGTCAGTTCAAGCCGGTGAACAGGCAGGTGGTAGTTAAGCCCATCGCTAAGGTAACTAGAAAGGGCTTCGATGCTGGACAACTGGGACAACTCCGGGATGGCGTTAATGATATTATCAGAGAAGTACCCACCGGAAGAGTTCTCATTCACTCTGTTAGTTACTCCCTTAGAGAGCAGCTTTACACTGGACTTCAATCCAATGGGAGGCGAGTCCTTACATATCGTCAGGCAGGCGAGCGTGCCAGAGCAATACAAGAGTACAAGGATAATCCAGCTAGTATACTTGTTGCTCCTGGCCTTGAACGGGGGCTTGACCTCCCCGACGATCTATGTCGAGCCCAGATAATATGTAAGGTACCGTTTCTGAGTCTGGGGGATAAGCAGGTTGAGAGCAGGTACTATAGGACGCCAGATGGTAAGGTGTGGTATAATAACCATGTGGCGACTACGGTGTTACAGATGGTGGGAAGGGGGGTAAGGCACAGGGAAGATTGGTGTACTACTTATGTGTTAGATGAGACCTTTGTTGGTTGGTACAAGATGTGGGGGCATTTGCTGCCACAATGGTTTAGAAGGAGTGTTAGGATTGAGTATTGAGCCTATAGAACCGCAGTTGGAGCATTATGAGATAACTCCCTTGCAGGATGGGAGCTATAAAGTAAGAGTGTTCGCTCAGGGGACCCAGATGTGGATTGACCTCGGACCACGAGCGAGCTTTGAGGATGCATTAGTTGCGTTAAAAGAAGCTAAGGAGGCTTTAGGACAATGACGCAGAACCCAGAACCAGAGTACGCAGAGCCGACAGAGCCGGTGACAGAGCCGACCGAACCAGAAGTAACACCAGAGGAAGAGCCGGAGACAGAAGGTCAGACGGAAGACACAGGACAGGAGTAGTTAATGGCAGACGAGTTCAGTTGGGACAGTGGACTGAAGGAGGATTGGGATGGGGTCGTAAAAGACTCCATCTTTATCCAGCAGGACCGGGGGAACTATGCGTTACAGCTAATCTCCCTGGCCGACGATGGGGAGGAGGTAGTACACAGGCCGCTCAGTGTGGGAGGTGCAGATAAGGGGTGGCACAGTTACGATGGTGGAGAGACCATCGTAGGGGCCACTGAGAATCAGAAGTACCACGCTAGAAGTAGTGTAGCCGGGTTTATTGACGCTGCGGCTAAGAGTGGGGCTGAGGCTGAGCTACGGAGAAGGAGTACGGGACTGTACGGGAGTAGAGGGCCGTACCATGCTGCGCTGTGGGTCGGGCTTAGATTCCATTGGGATGTCGTAACGGTAATCCAGCAGCGACAGAACCAGCAGACTAAAGAGTGGGAAGACACTCAGGTGCAGATCATGGTGCCTACCAGGTACCTGGGAACGGCTGAGATGCAACAGCAACAACTACAACCACAACAGGTACAGCCACAACAGACACCACCACCAGCCCAGTCGATCCAACAGCAGATCCCTACAACCACCTTCCAACAGCCTGCAACTAACGGGGGCATCCCGGAGGAGGACTTAGTTAACCTTAAGTTGCTGGCGATGGAGCATGAAGAGTGGGGTGCCTTCGCTGATGCTGTTTTGTCCGGGACTGCCACCAACGGGGAATCCTACGTGAAGAACACGACAATCCGAGCCAACGTCAGTAAGAAGGAGTGGTTCGATCAACTGCGGGCCTAGAAATCCGTTGACAAGCCAGGAGGAGGGTGTATAGTGACTCACGTCGAGAGATGGATTCGGAACAGAAAAGGAGATTGGATTCCGATGAAGATTGACGTAAAGCCAGCTAACCCCTCCCTCCTGGTGCAGACCAGGGGCGGTGAAACCGGCGAAATCCGGGCCGCTCTGGACGAGATCGAGCGGGACGAGGAGCTTCACAATAAGTTGCTCACTGTCTCCGTGTACGAGATCCCAGCAGAGGAAGGGAAGGCCCAGGCTCATAAGCAGAGCTTGCAGAACGGGTATGGGATGGTCCCGGCGATTAGTGGGTGGCAGTTCTCTGTCGCCCGTAGCGTGGACAGTGGTGAAGAGTACCTGGCCGTGCAGTACATGCCACAAGAGATTGTGGATGGGGCATGGGAGGATTTCCAGAAGGAGAAGAAGGCTAAGGCTCAGGCTGCAAGAGAGCGGGCCGAAGCTCGTAGGATTGAGAGGGAGTTGGAGGATCAGGTTTAGGCGATGCGCTGATGTTGGGATACTCCAAGTACACCTCCTGACATCATTAGGTTCTCGCCTAAAGTAACCCAGAACTAGTCTCTTAGATCTTCGCCATACCCTAGATCGCTAGGGTATGGAGTGGACCGGAGAGACCATAGCTTTTGTTCGGTTGGGTTGTGGGTATGCCTCTCCGGTCCACCTATCAACCGGACAGAAAGGGGACAAGTCAAAGTGACAGCGCCCGAAGTAAAAGAAGGTGGTAAGACGTACAGGCGTAGGGTGTGCCGGGAGTGTGGTAAAATCCTGGACCGGCCCTTCATCACCATACAGCATGGGGCAGGGTTGGAAGGGAGAAGGGTGTTGCAAGGTGGCAACAGCGTTCACATCTCCTGCCTTTTCTCCACATTCAAAACCACCACCATCCCCCTAGCCTCACTCCCGGACCTGCTTAAAGAGTACGAGGAGAAGAGCAGGGATCCGGTGAAGGTGTTGAGGGAAAAGGTGAGGGATCTGGAGGAGCGTCTAGCAATGGCTCAGCAGACCATCGCCAATCTACAGCCGAGCACTCGGTGATGGACGGGGAAGAGCCCACCAGAAGGGAACTAAAGAAGGCTGAGAGGTATGTCTCGGCCCGATGCCAGACCGGACGTTGCGAACATTGCAATGTATCTGAGTGCTTCTGTCAATGTCATGTAGAGGAATGGTGGACATGATTGAGTGCGACAGGCCGGGGTGTGGAGAGAGGGTCCCTACGGGGGCTCTCTCTCCGATTGTGCTAGGTAGCGGGGTTACCAGGTTCGTGTGTGAGAAGTGTAAGAAGGAGCTAACCCGGTGGTGGTACCGGGGTAAGAGCGAAGAGCAGTTTGACAGGGAAGCTTTACAGATGGCGAACAGGGGGAGCCGTGTCCGATGAGCCTATCGTCCATGAGAGGGACGGGAAGATTGTGTATAGGGCGTCAGGGATCGGGGGCTGTTTGACGGCTCTGGCTGCGGCGAGGCAGGGGATGAAGAAGAAAGGGGCCTATGGGAAGGTGGTGGAAGTGTATGAGGCTGGACACAGAGCGGAGGATAGATTCTTTCAACTAAAGCCCGAACTAAACCACTTCCGACAGATGGAGGTCGTGCTTCATCTTACACCTAAGATTAATATAGTGGGGCACCTGGACGCTCACAATGGTGGGATGCATGAGGTGAAAAGCCAGAGTGTAGAGGAGTGGAAGAAGTACCGGTGGAATAGCTGGTTCAATGATCCACTGTGGATTAAGTACTCATGGCAGGTTAGTGTATGTATGCTGGGCCTGGGGACAAAGAAGGCTAGTGTGCATAGGTTTAACAGAGTGACGGAGGAGATAGACACTATAGAGCTAAGGGAGCCGTTCTGGACCAGGGAGCAGGTGATGGAAAGGGTGATGGAGATTGAAGCCCTGGCCCTGGAGGAAGAGTTGAAGTGTGTTACCCCAAGCTTCTTCTGTGACTACCCACAGCTACATGGTGGGGCTGAGATAGTGGAGGATGATGAGCTAGAGGTGGCTGTTGCGGGATATCTGAGGTGTAAAGAGACAGCGGACGATGCTAACAATAACCTCAAGTACTTCCGGGATCAGATCAGTAAGCTGATGCAGCAGTACCCGAATAAGGTGATGCTGCTGAGTGGGCATGTGATAAGTAGGAGTGAGTTCGATACTAAAGATCACATGGTTAAAGGAAGTCACCAGGTAAGGGTAACAGTGACGGAGGCGAAATGAGCCGATTAGACGACATCGAAGCTTACCTAACCAAAAACGCCTTGCCTACAACCACCAATTATCTATTGTGGCTGACTACCCAGTTGCGGGCCGCATGGAACGACGCCGACCGACTCGCCGAAGACCTGAACGACCTGATGGAGCGACCGGGCAGCTTGGCCGCTCACGATCGTGCCGTGAAAGCGAGAGAACAGTGACACAGAACACCGATTATGAGCGGGTGCCCGACGAAGAGGCCATCGCTCTCGTCATGTCTAGGTATGACCGTCACTACCCCAATGCCTCAGCGTTCCTACGGTCGATTGTCCAGGGTGAGACCCGCGACGCCATAAGGAGGCTGGCCCAACTCGACCTTGTTGTGGCGCGCCAGATCGACAGTTCGGGATGTGACTGCGGGATGCTCGCTTGCACGGTTTGTTACCCCGCCCACGACGAACTGAGATCAACGCATAACGACAGTTCGGAGCGGGATGATGGCTGAGCAGAACACCGAATATGAGCGGCCTCAAAGGTTCCGCAAGAAGCCCGTCGAGATCGAGGCGATACGGTTCGCCGACAGACTGTCAGGCCCCCACGTCGCTCTTTGGTGCGGTGGCGAATACTACAAGTGCCTGATGGACGGCAACCTAGTTGCCCATCCAGACCCGTACATTTTGATCCCCACCCTTGAGGGGAAAATGGTGGCGAGTGTCGGTGATTGGATCATCAAAGGGGTCAAGGGCGAGTTCTACCCGTGCAAGCCCGACATCTTCGAGGCTACCTACGAACCAGCACAGATCGACAGTTCGGGGCGGCCGGAAGCGTCGTCAAGGGATAAGGCGAGAAAACAATGACTGGTGTTAATGAGACCTAAAGATAACAGAAGGGAAAGGATATTAGGGTATGGGAGAAGTAATAGCGGCAAGTCTTCCATGTGGCTTTCTATTGCTCAGTGGGGGAATCTTGTGTATGTGGGAGACACTGACGATACGTGGCAAGCTAGTTATGACCCTGATTGCGCTGATAATGTTCGTGCCACTCATATTTCTAACTACATCGAGGCCGTAAGCTGGGCCAGAAAGGTTAGGGAGAATGTGGGGAGGGATGATTGGGTCTGTTTAGATATGGCGGATAAGATCTGGACGTGGGCTCAAGAGCATTACCACCAGCAGATGAGTGGGGATGACGAGTTTATGCTGGGGGATGTGTACCTAGAGAACCAGAAGAGCCTGGAGAACCATGAGGTTGGGATGGGTGGGGCTCACGGGGCTAACTGGGGGGTGATATACAAGTACTACCACGGCTTACTTAACATGATACTTAACATGCCCTGCCATAAGCTGTTCGTGGCTGGAGCCAGGGAGATCAGGAAAGACACTGCGGCCCCGATAGTGGCCCAGTACAAAGCATGTGGATTCTACCCGGCTGGCCCACCCAACGAGAACGAGCTAGCTCACAACTTCCACAGTATATTATTCTGTGCGGAGGTGCCAGGGAAATGGATTTATACCAGTATTAAAGAGCGGGGGCCGTTAGGAAAGCCGACCAGAAGATTACTAAAGGGGGAAGAGGTAGTGGACTTTACTAGCACTTACTTGTTTGGAGTTGCGGGATGGCAAATGTAGATGGACTGTGGTATATAGATATTAAGAATAGCTCCGGGATCATCGTAGCCCAGCATACAGTTAATGCAGGGCAGACGTTCACCCATACTACTGGCCTTTATAATATCATGTTCCAGGGGTATGCTACTAATACTACTAATGGGCTGATGGTGCCAACACATATCTCTGAGTTGGATAATGAGAAATGGAAGTGGGATGAGGCAACACAGTCTCATATACCAACTAATGATCCCTATAGCTATGTACCAGATCCTACTTATTATACTGCTTACAGTAATCTCCCTGCCGCTACCGCTTTCGCTAAACAAGAGTCTCTACAAGCTCTCGCTAAACTAGAGTCTCTACAAGAATGGGGTGAGGAGTACAACAACACGGTCCCAACCAAACTAGGCGAACTGTTCCCGGGGATGCATAACGGGGTGAGCTATGAGTGTCCAGAGAAGAACTGTGCTTTTACATACTGTATCCCCCAAATGATTATCCACCTTAACGACAACCATCGAGTTTCAAGAGAGTACATAGCTAACTGGCTGGACTCTCTCGACGTAGACCTCACACTAACAACAGCACAGATAGGAGACTAAGTGCCAGCAATAGATGAAATGAAGATAGAAGAGTTGAGGGCTCTTCTAGAGCAGGATGTCCAGGAAGAGATAGATCTGCTCAACGTTGAGAAGAGCATGAACTACACCCTGGCCGATGCTATCCGGGAAGGATCCTCGGTTACAGACCAGCAACTAGGTGGGTATTGCAGTGATGATGGAAAGCTGTGCGCCATGTCGGCGGCTCTCCTAGCCGTTAAGGCCCGGAGACTAATATAAAGGAGGGGGTCGGTGCGATCTGGCTATATGGTAATAGATGCAGACACACGGAAGCCTCTTAGATACAGCAGGTTCACCGACCCCTTTCTGGCCCTCTCTTGGGCTTACAAACATAGTGAAGGGGACTTTCTGATTCTAGATAATCGGGGGAAAGTGTGTAGCGCCAATGAACTAAGGAGAGTAAATGTCTAGTCCGTATCCGGGAGCAGTCTGGAAGCCGGTCAATAATCACGGTGGGCTGATGACCAGCCATGTGGGTGTAGTCCTGCATGTGCAGGAAGATAATGGAGGGCTGCAAGGGTGGTTCAACAACCCGGCTAGCGGCGTGAGTTCCCACTTTTGGATAAGTAAGGCGGGAGTGGTAGAGCAGTATGTCGATACTGATGTAGTGGCTTGGGCTCAGGCAGCCGGGAATGCTAGTTATCTGAGTGTCGAGACTGAAGGGTTCACTACTGAGGCTTTAACAGAGCAGCAGGTGGATCAGTTCGGCAAGTTGTTTAGATGGTGTGTGGGGAGGTATAGCTCGATCCACTATGCCGAGGCGGACGTACCCGGCCAGAGCGGCCTAGGCTGGCACGGAATGGGCGGGGTGGCCTGGGGTAACCATCCGGGCTGTCCAGGGGATCTCAGGAAGGCACAGAGGCCTGTCATCATCCAGAAGGCTCAAGGGTCAGCCGTTCCCACCCCTCAACCTCAGCCGACCCCGGTCCCCAACCCTTACGAGCCCGCCCCTGGAGCCACCTACCCTCCATTCCCCGGCAGGCTCATCTACTTAACTAACCCTTTAATGTCAGGTAACGACATCCGCATGTGGCAACAGCAAATGAGCGCACGACACTGGACAATAACAATAGACGGAGTATACGGACCACAGAGCGAGACAATATGCAAACAGTTCCAGACAGAGAAGAAGCTAACAGTAGACGGGATAGTAGGACCACAGACATGGATCGCAACCTGGACGTACCCGGTAACGTAAAAAAGGAGAGGCAGCAGACTAAGACTGAGGTTAGGACCTCGGTGAAGAAGAGGATCGGGGTAACTTACCAGGTATATTGTGAGATCTGTGGGGAGTTTGGTAGGTATGGGGATGAGAAGTTGGCCTCAGAGATAGCTAGGATACACAAGAATCTGTCACATGAAAGGTATAGTCTGTTTGATGACTGAGTGGAGATGTGGGAAATGTGGGGGGCTGGTCAACCGGCCAGGACAGATGGGAAGAAGCTGGTGTGTTGTATGTGACGAGTATGAGATACCGGTGGTGGAGATAGAGAACAAAGAGGAAGACGAGTATAAGTACGGTGCTGGTTAGCCCTGCCGAGCCTAAGATGTTGAAAGAGATCGGCACCGTATCCTCTCTGTGTGAGGAGTACGGTGCCGATTTTCTTATACAGGGCACAATGGGGATGGTCGGGGTTCAGAGAAAAGAGTTAAGCGACCTCGTAGCCAGCCTCAACGATGACAGATTAGCAAGGGAAGTTATACTACTTAAGGAGTTAGATTGGGCATTATGGATAATAGAGGGGATGCCGCAGTTTACGTCGAGTGGCGATGCCATGTGGACGAGGGCAAGATACACACGGCAACACCATCACGGCCTGTTGCTATCTCTTTCTTTTCAAGGGTTCTCGATCTTATCTACGACGACAATCCAGGAGACTGGACTATTGCTATTATCGCTAGAAAAGTGGTGCCAAAAGGAGAAGCATAGTGGCACTAATCATCGTCAGGCGGCGAGAGGTATGTTTGGCAAGCCGGACACGGAAGAATGGCAGATACACTTTCTGCAAGGGTTGCCCGGTTTGGGATATGAAAGAGCCAAAGCTATCCGAGATTACTATGGTGGACTGCCTTTTGCCCTTGTCGGTGATCTTAGCAAGGTTGAAGGGATTGGGAAGAAAACTGCGGAGAGGATAGAGAAAATGATTTGTACTGTTAAAGAGCCTCCGCCAATGGCACCTAGAGTGCGGAGAAGGAAATGACCAGAGATGAGGTAAGGTGGGATTTAGTTATAGCCTTTTTCGTCTGGACCATCATCTGCGTTGAAGTGGGAAAGGCTATACACTAATGGCAGCTAGGTATGTGGATGAGATCTGGGGAAGCTGCATTGTGGGAAAGGTTAAAGGGAGGTGGTGGTCATGGTTGTGCCGGGACTGTGGTATAGGTGGTATCTCTCAAACAAGAGCCGACTCACAGATAAGAGGCAGAGATCATAGATGCGCTAGTCCAAGTCTCTCCATCGTCCCCGACGACGGCGAACCACGAGGTATAACCCTGTAAGAGCGGTAATAAGTGAACTGACTCCCCCGACTAGACTAATCCAGTCGGCGTCGGTCACGACACTCTTGGAATATCTGTGTACCCTATCAGATCTGTAGTAGGGCATTGGAAGTAGCGAGCAAGGACTAGAAGGTGGTGGGCGGGGATTGTGCGGGTCCCAGTCATGTACTGTGACATCCGGGCCTGGTTAATCCCTAGCTCATGAGCTAACTTGTTCTGCTTCTGAGGACCGACCTCTTGCAGCATCTTTAGTTTAAGGTTCGTAATCATTAACTGCCCCCATATATCTGGTCTAGTTGGGCAAGAGTGTTAGTGGTTTGTTGAGGCGGCTTAGGTATAACCGCCGATGTGGCTGCACCTGGATAGAGCTTAGAGTAGTAGGCCTGCATCTGTTCCCACCAGGCACGGAACTGAGCAGGAGAGATAAGATATCCGTTGTAGGGGACGAGGTTAAACTTACCTATGGTCCCGGAGTAATCTCCTGACTTGCGGAAAGCCGAGAGAGCCTGCTGGGCTGCTATGTACTGATCCTTAGCGACACGGCCCCGGAGTTGAGGGAGATTGTAGTGGGAAGGCTGGAAGGGGATATTGAGCATGTTCATAAGCTGCCGGTCAAAGGAAGCGGGATCGGCAGCTTTGAGTGTACGCATATTATCCGAGACCCCCACATAAGCATCCACAGCCCCTAGCTCCGGGACGAACTGCTCAGCCACCATCATCCAGTCACCTTTAGGAGTGGCTGCCTTAAGAGAGCCGGTAGCAGGATCGTAGGCGGTTTGAGGGTAAAGGTTGCCTGAGCCAACGAACGGGTTAAAGCCCATAGCTATAAAGGGAGCTTGGAGGGCCGGGTTCATAGAGGTTACAAAGCCGGAGAGGGTGAACTGATTGGACAGGGAACGGAACGGGTTGGCGTTACGGAAGTTAACGGTCCACATATTACCCGAGGCGTTAGGATGGCCGATAAAGAAGAGGGACATTAAGGTCTGGGGGAGACCGGTACCCCACTCTTGACGGGCCTGGTTAGCCATCTGGGACAGGACAGCCACACGAAGAGGATGGTCGAAAGGCAGACGGACCAGGAACTTGGTGGCGAACCTGGTGAACGTGTAGAACGGGAAGACTTGCTTGAGGATGGTACGCTCAAAAGGAGACATCCCATCCATGTTAACTACCAGTCTCCTGGCATGTTCTACAGCCTCGATAGGATCCCTCTTCCCCTTCTTTATGTCCCTAAGGATACTGGCACCCTGGTATAAGGTCTGAGCGAAATCCTCTACAGTAACAAGAGGGTCGCCAAACTTATTACCTGCTTTATGAGCCTCCTGGAACCAACGAGCCAGAGTAGAACCAGACTTCTGCATCCACAGCTTAGTACCGATCTCCTCTCTGTAATCATACTTCCCGCCGATAATGCTCTGGATCCAGTCTGGAAGATGTTGAAGGTCGGCTAGTTCTCCGTACTTGGAGAGATTCCACATAGGCTTCCAGAGACCAGGGACCTCCAGTAGAGCAGAAGGGTGCTCCATTAACAGAGGCATTATCCCACCGATAACAACGTGGGCAAAGTGGCGGGGACCAAACAGGACTGAAGTGTAGAACAGCCGCATACCACCCCGGTATACAGGATGGTCGAACACCCCGGACACACCTTTATATCCTTTACCCCTAGTAAAGGATTCAAGGTTATCCATTATCTCTTTCGGGAGATAGAAGTCACCACGCTTAGGGAGAGACTTGGGGGGACGCACACCATACTTCTCAAAGTCAAACTTAGTCCAGGTTCGGGATAGTAACTCCCTGGCCCTCGCCTCTATATTATCCTCAGTTATGACATGGTTATTGTAAGTCTTCCCCTTCTCCATGTAGGTACGCATGGCCTGCTCAGCAGCAGGGAGGATATCGGTTTCATGCTTACCGAGAGCTTGCATACCACCATAACTCTTATCCCCATAAAACACGGCCTGCATACCGGCCCTGTTAATACGGTTAATCGCTGCACCGGCGAGAGCGTAAACTACGTTAACGTGGGATGAGGCTGGGTTAAGGATACGATGCCGGACCTGAGCCTCACTTATATCCCTCTCCGCTGCGATGTGGGCGTTGAAGATAGAGTCAGAATCGGGATATTGGTGGAGGAAGATGGGCTTGAGGCCTTTTTCAGAGAGGTTGAGGGCTGTCTCTATGGCATCGGCCTTAAGCTTATCCGCCTCCTCCTTCCCTACATACTCCTCAAAGATGTCGTAACGCTGCTTCTTGTTGATATCCTTGAAAGCCTCGTTAAGAGAGGAGATAGAGTAGAGCTTATCTATCTTCTCCAGCATCTTGGTTTGCTCGGCTGGGGGGAGTTTTTTGACAGACTCCCCTACATACTGCCGCCAGAGCTTATCTATCAGAGGGTGCAGAATAGCGGGAGGGTCCATGTAGAGTTTCTTCGATACATCCTCCCCCGCCTTAGTTAACTTCTCTTGAGTATTCTGGATTGTATCGTGGGCATTAGAGACCTGACGCTCCAGGGACGCAACCCGATCATTAGCATAACGCAACTCCCTTCTCATTCTAATCTGAGAGGACATTTTAACTTTACCGCCAGCCTGAAGACGGTCTAGGAGCTTCTTGGCTTGGAGGACTTTGATATTACGACGCTGGGTGGCACGAGACAGTACAGCCTCCCGCTCTGCTAGATGATCCTCATTTCTCTCCAGCCGGTTAGCTGCCGCCTTCTCCTTATTAACAGCCCGAACTATAGGAGCCTCAGCAGGATACAGAGCACCAGGGTACTTGTCACCGAATGGCACCTTCATATCATTGTCTTTAAGGGCTGTGGCTACTTCGTTAGCCGCCCATGCCTCGGTGGCGTCGTGGATAGCTAACTCCTTGGGAGTCATGGTCTCTGTAATGTCTACAGAGCCAGGCTTCAAGTCCCGACCAATGATTTTCTGGGTGTAAGAGTTTAGCTCATCGGGAGTGAAGTTGCCATAGATCCTTTTAAGAGGGTTGGCGACAGTACGGCGAACTTTGCCTTTAGCGGTCAGATTGTGTCGGTTGATGGCAGAGGAGAGGGCACGGCTGTCGGCATCCAGCTTGGCTCGTTTGAGGATGCTCTGTGTGGCCGCTCCTGCCCTTCCCTGGAGCAGAGAGGTATCAGCGGCCTTGACGGCGGCTTTGAGCGGCTGACCGGCCCTGAGCGCCTGTGCCGCCTCGCTCGACCCTTCCTCTCCTACCTTCAGAACCCCCGCCGCCGCCCCTATCGCCTTACCAGCCGGGGCCACGTCCAGCATGGCAGTAACAGGATGCTCCTCTAACTGTAATCTGCCCTGCGGTGTAGTGGACTGGGCTAGATCGTTCAACCCTGGCACTAAGTTAAGTAAGGCGCTCTGGTCTTCAGTTCTAGCCCCCTCCCCCCAGTGCCCTGTAGCGGTCTGCTCAGTCCCTTTAACCAGATCCTCTAGGGCTATCTCCCACTGATGAGGGCTAGCCAGATCCTTCCCTATAGTAGTTACCCCTCTAGGCAGAGCAGTAATGATTCCACCCACGTCAGATAGGATATTACCCGGATTAAGAGCAGTCTCCAGCGCCCCTAGTATCCCACTCTTATGTGTTGGCCCCTGAGCTACAGCCGCATTACCGTGAAAAGCCGAGTAAACCTCAATATCAGCCTCGGCATTGTTCATAGGAGCAGAGCCGAGATGATATGTATTACTCATATCCCTCTGAGCTATAGGCCCCCAGATGTTTTGAGGGATACCTGCTGCCGTGTACTTACTAGCCCTCTTCTGCCAGTCGTTAGCAGAAGTCTGTAGCTCAGATTTGCCCACCTTTTACCCCTGATTTTGAGCCTGCTGGTTAAGGATCTGCTGCTGCATTTGAGTGACAAAGTTGTTAGCCTGCTGTGCGGCCCCAGTGGAGGGTGCGACACCCTGACCGGTGGTTGCAGCCCAATAAGGTTCGGCCTGGGCAGCCGCTTGAGCAAGCTTGTAGTTCTGCACCATCTGATTAACCTGGTTAAGCATGTTATCCCACTCCGGAGCGGTAGCTGCGGCTGTGGTATCTGCTATATTCTGGTTAGTTAAGGCACCCTGAAGGGCTGGTATACCAACAGAGTAGGCTTGCTTCAGGGCTGGAGAGGCGTTAGAGAGGGCTCCCTCTGCCGACTTAGCCAACTCCCCAACCTCCTGATTACCCATCTGTTCCTGAGACTGGAGGAAAGGGGCTATAGCTTGAGTGAACATAGACCCCATGTTGAACTGGGGAAGGGTTGCTGTAGGGGCAGAGGTAGGGGAAATGATACCCTGGACATCTGAGCCTAATGTAGTCCCAGCTATCTGCTTAAGAACCTTCTGAGCATCCTTAGGAGACATATTCATTATCTCATTAGCTAGGTTCTTAGCTATGGAGGAGGCTTGACCAGGGTTGGATTCCTGACCGTAGTTGTAATGGGAGATAGTCTTGAGGATCTGGCCTACATTGGGGGGAGGGGCTGCTTGGGGGCCAGGGACGAGAGCAGGGCCAGGACCAACAGTCTGCTGTGTCTGAGTGTTAGGGGGAGCCTGAATGGGACCAGGGTGAACGAACGACATTATCCAACTCCATATCCACCGAAGGCGTTAAGAGCCCCCTGGTATAGTTGACTGGCCTGCGCTGCTGTAGACGACTGTATCTGTCCTGCCTGCTGCATCATCTGAGCTAGCTGAGCTTCGTAAGCGTTAGCTGCCCCCTGGATCCCAGTACTATACTCCTGCTGAGCATACTGGCCTTGGAGACCTAGCTGCTGCTGAGAGATACCGAGATTAGCTAGAGCGTTCTGGATCTGCTGCTGCTGATATGTGTTAGTTAACGCTCCCGACTTAGCCTGCTGCTGCTCCTGCTGCACACCATACTTATAGGCTTGAGCTTCCTGCTGTTGCTGGATACCCAGACCGGCTAGAGTGTTAGCATATTGCTGCTGGATAGGAGTCTCAGTCATGCCCCGAGTCCCTGTATTGTACACCCCGGAGCCCGCCAACCCTGACTCTGCCTGCTGCATACTCTGCCCGAACTGCTGACCGGCCTGCAACCTCTCTAAACCCAACTGTTGCCCCTGAAGACCATACTCCGTCTTAAGGTTAGCTAAAGCCTGTTGGATATCTTGCTGAGATAGAGCATACTCTCCTGATTGATACTTCTGCTGCTCCCCTAGTCCAGTACGCTGTATACCCAGAGACTCCTCTGATAAGCCTAGATTAGCTAGAGTATTCTGTAGCTGCTGATATAACTGAGTGTCTGTTACTTGCTGCTGACCGGCTGCCGCCCCCTGCTGCAATCCTAACCCAGCATACTGTGTAGCGGCTCCTGCGCCTATAGGAGCTAACTGTCCCGCCGCTCCAGCGTTAAGAGCCGCCTGCCCACTCAACCCTCCTGGCAAAGCCTGAGTGGCCTGAGAAGGATTCATAGCAAACCCCGAGTTCTGCCCAGTAGCCTGAGCGTAGATATTAGCTGCATCCTGTATTCTTCCTCCCACCACTCCAGGCCTCTCATAGTCTTGAGAGAAGATACCCGCAGCCTGCTCAGGGGTAGTGGCTTGCATGAGTTGGGCTAGACCGTAACCGGGGTTACTCTGCAACTCCTGCATAATAAAGTTAAGCTGATTGGTCATGTCCTGCTGGACATTACCGGTCATGTCCTGAGGCTGCCATCTACCACCCTGAGACCATTGCGCCAGCCCTCGCCCTGGACCCCCCTGCTGCACAGACTCAGGGTTAAACCCCGACTCTTGCTGTAAGTTACCTAGTATCCCAGCCGCCTGAGCAGGAGAAAACCCCTGCCCTATAAAGTAATCCCACTCAAACTGCTCATTAGATAAGGGGGGAGGGGGAGTTTTGGCAGGCTGTTGAGCGGCTGGTTTGGCTGCTTTAACCGCTGCTTGGGTACCAGGGACAGGCAACTAGAACCCTCCCCAACTATCATACGCCCAGGGCATAACCATCGTGTCGTAGTTCATGTAACGAGGCTGGTCGTCAAACTTCCTAGTCTGGTCTATTATATTCTGGACCTTGGCCTCGTACATATCCCTGTACGACTGCCACTCTGGATTACGCTGCTTCATAAACCCCTTCATCGTCACGTAATCCACAACCATATCATCCCAGCCCTCTATAAGATCTATAACAACCTGATAGTTGCTAGACTCATTTTGAGGGTCACCTATCCTAACAGGGAGGCGATAGTACCAGATGTTAAGTTGACCAGCTTGTGCTGGATTAGGGAAGAGTTGGATAGAAAAAGTATCTCTCCCCTGTCCCCCTGGATGACCTCTCGTACAGTAATAGGCAGGATAAGACATAGTGGATAGCTGGTCAATGTTCCAGATGTTATCGAGATATTGAGGGCTCGTGCTTTCTAAAGGGTAGATCTGTGACGAATCTCCCGCAATCTGGAACTCTACCCGGTTAATACGGATAATGTCAGAGTAGGCGGTAACAGGAGTGGGGAGAGGGTCGTAAGGGTTAGTGTTGGGGTTGACGCCGAGATTGAGAGGGTAAGTGGGGGGAGGGGCAGCAGGGTTCTCACCGTAGGCAGGGATGAGAATGGAGGTGTCTGTGGTTATGAGGGTTTCGGAGCGCCGTGCTATATCCCGACAACCATCATTAATCCACTCTGTTAGCTCAGTGTCAGTGTAAAGACGAGGCTGTTGAGGAGACTGGGCGGTTGTGTTAGGGAGAGTGGGGTAAGCAGGCTCGTCTAAAGCCGCTCTACATCTGTAAATGAGATTACCTAGAGTTACGGGCAATGGTACCTCAATCCTGAACACCAGATCTGGAATGCAGTGTTGGTCACTGGTACATATACTTGCACGACAGGTAGCCCGAAAGCAATGGTAACTTTCAGGGCTGAGGCTGCTGTAAGGCCCAAACTGTAGGCGAACGTGCAGGGCATTATCTTATCTCCGGCCTTAGGGAGATACTGAATGGTGCGAGGAAGGGCGAACATGGTGGAGAACGTACCGGCTGTTATAGCACCACCAGAGTAGGAGATGTCACCCTGAAAGTTAACCCAGCCGAAAGGGTCAACTACGAAGGTGAAAGGGGCTCCGGTTAAAGAAGAATAGCCTGCATTGAAAGAAGGAGTGAGAGGTTTGTATGCGTTGGCCCATAGCTCTATCTGACGATAAGAGGTAGGGGTATCATCCTTCTGTCCCTTAGTTGTTATCACCAGAGCCATTAGGGTGTCGCTGACGTAGTAGGGTTGAACCCGACTGTTATCTCATGGATAATCGGGGCTGAGTTGGTTGTGTTAGGGTTAGAGGCGTCAATCTGGAGACAGATGTTATAGTTACTAAACCCACAAGTCTGCATAGCCCGATATGAGGCTACATTAGGGGGAAGGGTGAAAGTGAGAGCCTGGTTAGTGTTCTGGTTAGGGTATGGAGGGGTACCAGGAGGGGCCGTGGGGGTTATTATCACCTCGGCGGGAGTGGAGGCTGGATTGCTCGCCACAATCTCCACAGCCTGCATAGACACTAAAGCTCCCGGCTGAGAGATAGGATTACTCACCCAACGGTAAGAGTTGGCTGGCTGTGCCTTATTCCACTGAACAACTGAACAAGAGGTTATCCCAGGCCCTATCGCCGTCGTAGAGCCAGAATAGAAGTTCTGAGTTAACAGAGCCCCACCCGCATGACAGTCGAAGAGGGCTGTAGCTGGATTCTCACACTGCCACCATGAGTTAGTTAGGCAGTCGAACACCCAGTTATTAGCGAAGAATACCCAGTTATCCCACACATCATTATGCGTAGAACACCCGATTACACTAACGTTAGGGGGAATGGGGCGGATGAAGTTGTTATCTACTAGCTGATTGGATATCTTCTGGCTAGTGTTCCCACCATTCCACACCCACACCCCATCATAATCCGTGCAGTATACTAAACCTATGGGAGTAGGTATACCTGGCCCTATACCCGATCCTGTTCCCGTTATCGCTGGCATAAACACTGCGGATGATGGGAACTGGATATCACCATACACAATGGTTCCCCCGCCACCCTGATAGATGATAATAAACTCACCCGTAGATACCGTACCCCAGGTACCTATAAACCCTGACTGCTCAGGGTTAAAGAACTCCGGGCCTGTTAAGTTAGAGGTGGCCTGGATGTCGGTAGTGTAGATTAGATCAAGAGTGCCAGCCCCGGCGAACCCAGTAGACAGTGGCCCGATCAGTGCCATTCTCTCCGTGACGAAGGCTGTCTTAAAGACGTTCTGAGCGAGGATACCTATAAGGCGAAAGTTGGGGACAAGAGCCTGAGGATCCGGCATACAGAGGATAGAGACCGGGGCTGTGAGAGTAGGCTCCTGTCCGAACAGACCAGTGACGTACTGTGGACCAGCAGCTACCCAGAAAGCTTTAGAATAGTTGGGCCAAAGAGGAGAGGCGAACCCGGTGAACCCACCAGACACTATGTTAGTGTAGACATTAGTGAACAGCCCACCAGGAGGAGAGCCGATCTGGTTGTCCACAAAGAAAGAGTTGCTGGTCCCGAAAGTCCAGGCGTTGTAAGCTACATAGACGCTATCGGCGGGAGGGGTAGAAGCACCGTTGGGGAAGACTTTGATGGCGGCTATCGTAATAGCCCCCGGCTGTCCACCTGTGCTATACAGTCGGGAAGTGTAGGAGGAGTAGGTGGGGAAAGGACAGAGCCCGAAGCCAGGGGTAGCGTAACAACGGTAAGCACTAGAAGCTGAGCCTAAAGGAGCCTGAGTCGAGAACTGTATGTTCCCCTGGTTCCCGTTAAAGATACCAGGAGTAAAGTCTCTGATAGTGATGGACTGAAGGTTAGGAGCCCCTATGAGATTGTTAGGCATGTTCCACCAGAAGTTTAAGTAACCACTTCTTCTCTACCATTGCGTCCCTTTCCGCTTCAACCGCTAATCTTTGTTCCTTAGCATGTTGCTGCCCCCGAAGTTCCTCTTGACGTAAGAAGCCAACCTGAAGAATCAGGTTGGCTAACTCGCTATGCACTACAGCTAACTCTCTCAGAAGAGCATATGTGTCTAGCTCAATGAGAGGAGTCCAATCAAAATGCTGTGGCTCGGACGACACATCAGTCGGTCTCTTCAGGGAGATCGGAGATGTCGGTAGGGTCGTGGGTGGGGAGAGGACGCTGAGGACGGGTTGTCACCCGCTTAGATCGTGGGTTGTAAACCATCTTCGGCTTCTCCTCAACCACAGGATCCGTCGGAGTCGTAAGGGCGGAGTCTTGGCTCTTACGCTCCTCAGGATCCCGTAGGCTAGCTGGGTCAATCCCCAGCTTTTCCATCAGTAGAGCATTCTGTTTCTTAAGCTCAAGAATAACATCAGACTGCTCTATAAGCTGGTTACGCATCGTTTCTGATTCGTGACGAGTCGGAGCCGTAACCATCACATGATCCCCAAACGGATCATCACTAACCATCCACATTCTCTCACCGTTAAGATGATGGACCTGGACCTCTGGCATCATATCAGAGATGCCGCTCTCCTTCACCCAGGACTTATCACCAGGAAGATACTCTCTAAACTGAGCTTGAGGTGTAGCAAAGTCAGATGACTGCCAGTAGTTCCGAAGACGGATCACCTCGGCTGCACGGTCCGGGACAATCATATCATTCCCGTAATCGTCCTTCATCCTGATAACACCATCAATAGAGCGTGGGTCACCAAAGAAGTTCTTAGCTAGCTCAAAGGTGGTGTAGACGCTGGTGCCAGGACGAATCGAGACTGAGCGGTTATTCCAGGAAAGTTTAAGCTCATCTCCTGATCTGTGAAGAGGAGAATGCTTAGCTTGTGATCCTTCCGGAAGGTCAGGCCAACCTAAGAAGGTCAGTCTTACCTGGTCTCCAAGCGTTATCGGATTTGCAGTTTCGGACACCTATCCTCCAGGTGTATTGTTCTTAGATGCTGCTATATTCTGAATCGTCGGATGTTCTAGGAAAGCTAGAACTAAAATAAGAAGTCCCCCCACTGACGAGATAACGGCCCTAACGTCATCAGGCAGACCCAGGACATTGAGGTTCGGTAGCACCAATGCTAGAACCCCAGAGATAAGGGTCAGGATCTTAATAGCAGTGGGGGGAAGCATTACATCTTCGCTACGATACAGCGGACAGAATCGTGACCAGCAATACCGAAAGTGGTGTTGAGGGTCGTGTCACGCTGAGCGTAAGGCTCCAGCCAGGTAGCGATGACAAAGCCTGTCTGTGCGGCGGTCAAAGCCCCGGTAAGAACAAGGGTGGCTACGAACGAAGCGTTAGTGCCAATAGCGAACGAGCCAGCAACACCGGTAGACAGACCGTTGATGTTAACTCGACCGAACCCTTGAGTGACCACCGGGACCACCAGACCAGGAGCAAACGCTGAAGTGTTAGTCCAGCCTGCCGGTGCCTGCCAGCCCGGACCTTTAGTTATCTGGTCCCTACCCAGAATACAGGTAAAAGTGCCTGTAGTACCGGTGAAGGTTGTACCAGCACCAGCCACCACAACACCCGTAGCGGTCCACGCACCCGAAGAACCACCGGCAACAGTGACCTGGAAGATCTGCGGGTTAGCGTTAGTAGAAGCGTTGTAGGGGGTGATGACATACTCACCGAGGATGAACGGGTTGGAGGCTGAGACCAGGGAAGAGGTGAGGGCACCCGAACCGTTAGTAAAGCCTACAGCCACAGAGATCCACGGGTAATCTGCGAAAGGAGTGACGTTACCTTCGACAGTCAGAGCCGAGATACCTGTACCACCCGTAGAGCCTACGATAGTGGGGAAGGTGTTGCTGACGTTAGCACCAGCGATAACCTCAACTGCCGGATATGCTCCGAACTCGTTGGCGTTACCGACCGTGCCAATAACGTTATTTAGAGTAGCAGTGGTTAGCTGAACTGCCTGAGTTCCGGTAGCGTCAAGAGCTACAATGTCACCCGTGTAGAGAGTCGTACCCGTACCGTTGATTAGCTCCACAAAAGTAGTCGTCTGGGTGTTCTCTACAGAAGGTGTACCCCATGTAGCCCCTAGAGCGAACGACTGGTTAGTGTTGGCTATTTGCTTTATGCCCTGTGCCATTTATGCCACGATTCCTGTTAGTTTGCCTTGACGCATTACGTTAGAGAAAACCAGGTTACCAGCCCAGAGAATGAGGGAAGTGTAGGCATCCTGGTTAACTGGGGCATCGAAGTCTCTGAGGAAGAAGTCTCGATTGGGGTTGACGTAGAGATACATATACTCTTCATTAAGGAAGAAGAGTTGGCCTGGCGGACAGTGGGAATCCACTACCAGGGGCACACCGTTAAAAACGATGTTAGAGAAACCAGCCTGAGCTAACTGCACATCCTCGCCACCAGCCTGGACCGGGAAGGCCTGACCAGGAACACCGGCAGTAGAGTTAACACCAGTGGACAGAGCCCAGATGATATTGTAGATAGCCTGAGTCCCAACCAGAATCGTTGGACGGCGACCACCCATAGTGCAGTTACCAAAGATCTGCTGAAGCTGAGGGAAGGTTAGCGGCGCTACCGCTGAGGCGATTTGGCTGGACCAGAACGGGTTAGCTGCCCGAGAGAGACCTCCGTAGGTTGCCGCTACAGTCCCGTTGTCAACCGCTCCCTGAATACCGTCAATGGATTTAGGGTTAGAGACAACGTTAGAGAAAACGCCAATACCGAGGATGTCAACTAGCTCCGACTCGGCCTGAGCAAAGTACTGGCCGAGGAAGTTAACTACTGCCTCAGGAGAGTTAACACGGATCAACGTAGCACCATCGACTGACACAGCAACCTCGGCCTGCTTAAAGTCAAAGGCTGCGTTCTTGATCGTGTCAGAAGGCGTAACGTCCAGAAGGTCGAATCCAGAGTAGAAGCCCCCTGCCGCAAAGTGCGACCAAGCGATAGGAACCTCGATTTGGAATCCTCCCTCAAACACCTTCTTATTCCGCATTATAAGGCGGAAGGTAAGAATGTTAGAGTTGTAAACGTTGTCGGTCACTTGTTTGATGATGAACCGACGACTGATTGAGTTAACTGTGTTGACACCAATGGGCGTCGCCATTATTCATCTCCATACATAGCTTGACGGACAAAATCTACTGCTGCTGCATGTCTTCCCTCTTGAGTGGTTTCATCGTGAGGAGGAACACCACGGGAGGACGGCCCCGCTCCACCAGACACCCCAGCTAGCTTTTGCTTACGAGCCTGAGTAGCAACACGGTTATCATGCTGTCTCGCAAACTCATACTGCCGGGCTTCGGGTAGATTCCAATATGACCGCTCTAGCGCATAGTCAACTGCTGCATAGGGGTCTTTACTCTGGCGTAGATGGCGAGTCACATCATCCGACTCTGCCTTCGCCTCGATCTTAGCCATTAAATCATCAGGCAAGTTATACTTAGCCTGGAAGTTGGACCGTGCTGCATTGAGAACTTTAGCTGATTCGGTCTCAGCATTCTGCTCCTGAATAGTCTTAGCCGAAGTAATATCATCACGAAGTTGCTTAAGCTGCTGTTGTTGAGCGTTGGCTATATACAGGAGGGCCTGTACCGCTGGTCCCGCCATCTCCAGATCTTCGGGTGTGACAGCGGGAAGTTGAAAGTAAGGCTGTTGCTGCTGCGGGGGAGCGGAAGTAATGGGCTCAGGGATTGGGGTATTGGCACGATTCTTCCACTCCTCTACCATCGCTAATGGATACTTAGATCCATCAGAGAATGTTATAATCCCCTCTTCCTCTTGCTCTTCCCCTTCATCTTCATCATGGAAGAGGGGTCCACCAGGAGCAGAAGGGGGTGTGTGGGGCGGTTCCTCTTCTGTCTCCTGGTGGACTTCTTCAGGCTCTGGAGTAGTTATCTCGGCAGCAGTATCATCAAACCCTGCCTGTCCAAGAACACTCTTAACTATCTCGTCAGGAATCTCGTCAAAAGCCCCTGTAGTGTCAGTCATCATCCTCCGGCTCCCTGCTCAGAAAGAGTGCGTTGAAGTTCGTCAGGGTTAGGCATAGCGAGACCGGGAGAACCCTGCGCTGGTGGTGGACCCTGCGGAGGGCCAGCCATAGAAGGACCACCCATCTGCGGGTTAATAGGAGGACCACCACCAGGAGGACCACCCATACCAGGTGGCCCTCCCATACCAATAGCGTTAGCTTGTTTAACCTGAGCTTGCGTTACCTGCTGCGTTATCTTAAGTAAGGCTTGCTGTAGGCCCTGGATGATAGGCATGAACTGTCCAGCATCTGAAGCAAGAGCTAAGTTAGCAGCGTCCTGATACATTTGTCTCAGGCCGTCGAGTACCTTACCCGGCTCTTTACCTGCACCAGCCTTACCAGCCATTAAGGACGAAGATCCTTAACTTTACGGCCAAACTCTCCCCTTGCATCCTTGTTCGGGTCGTTGCCGTAAGGACCCTCAGTGTGACCCTGCCGCATAAACTTAGAGTCATCAATAGAGGTAGTGGGGGAGTTGGGATTATTCTGAGTGGAAGCCATTATCTCCTATGCTTTCCTCGTTGGGAGGCTCGTGAAGTGGAGGCTGCGATACGGGCTCGTTGATGCTTGCCACCCCTCTTACCTTTAGTAGAGGATGTAGATACTCGGGCAGCAATCTCAGCCATCAGTACCTACCACCCCTCTTCTTCTTTCTCGACGGTCGGCCCGCACCTTTACCACTAGCCATACCGGCAATGCGGGCTATATTTTTACTTGCTGGCATATTTCTCCTTACATTGGAGAAGCCCCCTAGATAACAGGATATCTAGGGGGCTTCGGGATGGGTATTGCTACTTCCGCTTGTGCTTACGACCGTGCCGACGAGCCACAATAGCCACCCCCTTTCACTCGGTATAATCCTCCGTACAATCTACCACATTACGATTAGGTAGATGAAGAGCTAATGATTCGACTTTCTGGCCTTCATTCTGGGCCATCCAATGTGTTTCACCGTAACCCTCGAACCCATCAGGGTATGGACATTCCTGGGATGAGTATGGGGAGTTACGTTCCATTGCGAGAAGGGTATGTGATGGCGGGTAAATAGTCTAGTGAAACTTCTTCATTTAGTTCTTCCGGCTCGCTGCCTGGCTCCTCCTTGAGATCCGGGTAGCATTCCCTGCATACGCTTCTGTATGGTCCGCTGGGATATCTCTTGGGCATCTCGCACACCATTTTGATTAAGAACATAGATATCGTCCACCACCCCCATAGCGAAGAGATTGTTACCTTGAGAGATTCGGGCCTGACGTGAGGTCGCTTGGTTGGCTCCTGCATCGGCTCGGATCATAAACTCTAGTGGGACACTGTTATCTTTAGAAGGATCGTAGAAATGGAACGGTCGGAGTTGAAGAGCGGTTGCCTGTCCGTCCGGTCCTACAATCGCCATCATTCTTTGTTCGGTGTAGTTTTGGGAGATAAGAGAGACAAGCTTTGTTGCACTTCCTCTATAAGTCCATCCAAGGTTTGTAAGAGCCGATCTGATTCTAACAAAAGCTGCTTCCTGGACTGAGTTGACTGTATTGTTAGAGACTCTTTGTTGTGGGTCTTGCCCTTTCTGCATACCATTGATCCCCGCTGTATTCTCGATTCGGGATATCCAGAAGTTAACTAAATCCATAACGGCGGCAGGCATGGTCGGAGGCTGCAACCAACGAGGCACGTTAGCGGTAGCGGCTGAAGTGTTTACTGTTAAGACTTCACCCGGACGGTTGGTAAGGGAAGTCCGGGCTGTACCGTCGTTAGCCGCTCTGACGAGAATAGGGTTGCCGGATAACTCAGAGTTCTGTTGAAGGGCTGTGAGAAGACGGTTAATGTATAGTTGGGGAAGTGATATGTGGTCAACGAGAGAGATTCCCCAGAACTCTCCAATGTCATCGAATCTCCAATCATCATAAGGGTGTTCACCGTGAGACCATAGATCATCCGCCCATTCCTCAAAAAGAATCTGCCCACCACAGACCACCACACACTTCCACTTAGGTTGTGCGTAGGCATTCTCCCCCGGACTGTTCTCATCTACATCCAAGTCTTCATAAGTATTCTCTTTCAGCCAATACTCATAAACCGTGTAGATCATCGTTGCCTGGGGTGGACCTCCCTGCTTCGCTTTGCCTGACCATAAAGCGTTACCTGAGGGAAGAAAACCGAGATTGGCTCTGGGAAGAATAGAGGACCCGTAGAGCTTAGGTCTCTCATCGAGCCTTTCACCAGATCCAGTATGAAGGAGAATGGCTGTGTCCGGATACATGCGGGCGATCTTGTCATACGACCATTGGTGTACCTCAACAAAGTACTCACAATCACTAATACAAGAACCGTTAGGATCTGGGAAGAACTCATAAGGATCTACTCTAAGAACTACTGCGTTACCTGAGCCTCGGGCTGCCGTGTTATCCCAGACAGACTTAACAATCCCCGTCCCACACATCAACCCATCCCACAGCATCATCTTATACTGTCTGTCGTACTCCTCCACCATCCAGGAGGTCTCAAAGACATGGTTAAGATCCGAGGTTATTTTGTTAATCATGTCGAAGAACGGGCCGTTAGGATCTGCTGCTGGGGTAAACCCTACATCCGGCTCCTGATCTGTGAGCCAGGCGACAAGAGAAGAACAGATAGGATAGACCTCGCTGTCACGAGGCTGAGGAGCCCAAGATGCAAACTGAGCAGACTGGTAACGGTTATTGATTATCTTGTAGTTGCGATTCCAGGAATCTATACGAGGCTGCTTATCTTTACGGGCCTGGATAAAAAGAGTACGGAGATAGTTTAGGTACTGGGCGTCCCCTTCTCTCGGACGGGAACGGGGCGGAACAGGAACAGTGTCCGGACGACGAGAAGGTTTAGATGGGGGGAGAATAGGGGGAGTGGGGGGAGGAAGGATATCAGTCATACTATATGCACAGTTCCGGGAGGGTTCGGCATCAGTAGGAGACCACTTCACCGGTCAGTTTAGAAATGTTCTTTGCTCTCGTGTCAAGCACCTGGTCAGCCTCTCGGATCGGCTGTAACTCAGATCCGTATTTAGGTTGGTAGTCGTGGTCAATACCCGTTGCAATAGAGTTCGCTTCAGACTTGCGCTTAAGCTGATCCTCAAACTCCTGCTTAGTATTGACATACTCACCTACTGTGGGATTCCAATGAGGCTTGAAAGCTGGGCCGTTAAAACCAGGGAAAGAGATGGAGGAGACTTTGCAGGTGTAACAGTCGGGAAGACAGGTGGGAGAAGGGTGAGGGTTGATAGTCACTATGGCCCCGAGAAAGTTAGAGTGACGCTGGTCCATTGATCGGCTGCGTCAATGTTGGCAGTGGAGCAGGTGACGACAGCACCAATAGGGAGAACCATGTTGTTGGGCATAGGGGAAACTATCTCACCGCCTGCACCTACAGCAACAGCACCAGGGAACCAGATGAAACGGTTAGTTGAAGAAGCTGCCTGAGTACCTGTCGCCGTAGCCTCCAAAATGGTAGGACCACCCGCACCCAAGGTAACACGAAGCCGGGGCACCCTGGTAGCTACTACGGCTGAAGTAGCGAAAGTACCGTTAACTTGGATTAAAAGCCGGTTGGTCCAAGGAGCAGCAAGAGTCTGGGAAAAGTCCGACCCTGCTGCCGGGTTAGCCACCGACACAGCAATAACGCTGGATAACGACCCGTCTGGGTTAACAAAAAGCTGTCCTGGCCCTACTGGCATTATCTCTTACTCTTTCTCTTATGACGAGGGAGATTACGGTATCCACCCTTCGCTCCTCGCCCTGTAGTGTCCTTCTTCCCTGTTACAGAGGATTTACCATGCGCCCAGGCCTCAGCTATATCTGGGTGTTTAGCCCACATAAAGCGACGTTGATTCTCAGACTGGAAAGGCATTAGATCGGCCTACTATCCACCTGGAAAGATCCCGTTCCTATTGACTGTCCTGTACCTGTAGCGATGTACTCATACACATAATAACCAGGCTTACCGGTGGTGTCAATGTTCCACTGGAAGATGTTGGACGCAGGCTTGGTGAAACCTGCACCTATTATAATGGGTGGAGAGGTAACGAAGTTGACAGTGATGTCGTATTTAAGTTGAACGCCTGTTGGATTGATTGGGGCACCCGTTTGGAAGGAGGTGAAGATCGCCTGTACTACTATGAGTTGACCATCAGTGTATGTATTCATTAGCAGGCCTCGTCAGACACGATGCAGACAGTTTGAGGGAAGTCGGAGACAGTAATACAGATAGAAGCAGGGGGAGGAGATTGGGGGATGTTGCGGAAAACTAAGATCCGGCCTACACGTCGAATGAATCGGGTTATTATGTAGGGGTGAGGGTTAGGTTTGGGAAGTGTTACCGGCCCTCGGAGAAGAACAAGCCGAGACTGTTTACGTTGGACGGGAATCGGTTTAGTTAGGATTATGGGAGTCTGGGGGGTGGGCGGAAGAATGGTAGGCCCACGCAGAAGACGAACCACCCCTCGACGCAACCGGGAAGGCTGAGCGGGAGCTACTATAAGAGGAGTCTGTGTTTGGACCAGGACCGGTGGGACAGTACGGGTCTGAAAGTAAATAGACGATCTACGCCGGAACGGTGGCCGGGAAACTATCGGAACCTGAGGCGGGGGAAGAGGGGTCGGAGGATTGAAAAGGTGAATGCCCCACTTAGTTTTAATAGCGGGGTCTGTGACAACGATAGACGGGAAAGAAGAAGGGGTGAAAAGAGGGGGCTTAAAGGTGACGATGCTCCTACCCTTCTTACGGAGGTAGGAGGTGTGGATTATGGGGGTCGGAGTGGTGGTTAGGTTGAATATGGGGGTGGCGTGCGGGAGAAGGATCTTCTGCTGACGACGCCGAAGGAAGTTATTTTGGACTATCGGGGAGAGGTTGAGAGGAGTGAAGATCGGGAGTTGATGGGTTATTATTACCTGGGATTTGCGCCGGAGAACTGGGTTACGGACAATGGGAGTGGTCGCTACAACCGTCGCCGGAAGAACCTCCACATTCATACCGGCAAAACAGGAGTCCAGTTCGGTAGCTGCCGCTGTTACCTTATTAAGAGTAATAGTCGGCTGTGTGCCTAATGCTACTCCCGAGGGGTTAACCCCACCGTTCAGGTTGTTAAAGTAGTTGAGAGGGTTGCCCCAGTTGGTAGGGAACGTCCCTATAGCTGTAGAGAAGGCACCGGTGTGAGAGGATTGGGTGGGGTTAGTACAAGCTATACCGAGAGTTGTCGATACAGCGGTACCAACTCCACCGAACGTTACCGGGCAACAAGCTACGAGAGTCTGGTTAGTTATACCGAAAGTAGTGTAAGACTCTATGTTAACGGTGTAAGCTTGGTTGCCCGTGGCGTTAGTGTTGTTTATCTGTGAAGTGTTGGTCTCTGATCCTGCTGCCAATCCAACAGGAGGAACGTTCTTTAGAGCGTTGAAAAGGTTAGATCCACCCCCAGCACCCGCCAACCATGTACCTACAGAGTTGTCGGATACGGGAAGCATCATCCCGATAGAACCCAACCCGCACCATGAGTTACAGAATGCCCCAGTCGAGTCGTTAACTGCTACATCATCGAAGTAAGCTATGTCAAACGTTGAGCCCTGACCAGCAACCAGAGCAGTACCGAACGCAAAAATAATGTTATCGCCAGTCGTAGCAGTAAGAGCCCCGGTGTTAGTTACTGCTATAGAGCTACCGTCTATTCTACACTCTGCATAGTCTGTGGTAGAAGCCCCGGAGGTAGTGTGATTCCAGGCGATCTCAAAGACGTGATAGGTGCCTGCTGAACCTAGAGAAAGTCCTGACCCTACCTGAGCCCCAGCAACATACAGAAAAGCATTGCCAGACGAGTCAACAACCGCCGTAACCATCTCCGTCGTACCGGTCTGGTCATAGAATCCAACTAATCTCCTAATACCGGAGATAGGCCAGTTGGGCCAGAGAACACAGACACGAGCGTAGTAAGTTTTAGTTAGGGAGAGTTGGAAAAGCGATCCGGTCATGGTGCAGTTACCGGATGCGTTACCGTTAATAAATCGGGCTGCGTAGGTGGAGAACCCGCCTGTTCTCGGATGGGTAGAATCAGCCCTGGCGTACGACCCGCCGAACCCAGAGAACTGGAACCCTGACCCTAGCTCTAGCTCATTAGCCTGCGTCGAGCCGATAGTACCAAGTGATGCCGACTCAAATCCGGTCATCAAAAGGCGAGCCATCAGCAGACCTTAGTTAGAAAGTAGCGTTCTATAACCAGACCGTAGTTGGTGGGTGTAGAGTAAGGAGATGTGTAGTTAGTTATGAGGGACGGACCAGCAGAGATGTTCCAGTTCCAGGGGACGAGATGAAGGGAACGTGGACCTAGCTGCGTACCAGCACCATGACCGTCCGTTGAAGCCCGAGCTAAATGCCAGTTAAGAGTTTGGAGTGTGTAGCCAAGGCTGTCGTTCTGGGAGACATTAGAGTTTATTGCTCCTGAGACTGTGGTTGTTCCAGAGCCCGAGACAGAAGTAAAAGTAGTGTTAGAGATGTCTGTGTAGACAGTTGATCCTGTAGCTCCTGCCACGGTGAGGATACGAGGGTCGTGGAAGGCATGGTCGATAGAGAACCCACGAGGGTCGGTATAGGTTGACTCAGCCTGTGTCGGATATGGAACGGCTGTAGACCCTGAAGAGCCGGGGATAGGGATAGTGGCTGTAACAGAGACATTACCGGGAAGAGACTGACCGGCAGCTATCATGGTTAGGGCAGTAGTATCGCCGGAGGATGGCCCAAACTCTGTGCAGATAATGGGAAAGTTCCAGTTGGCTGTACCGGTAGTGGGAGTGGAGAAACCTATCTGGAAGTCTTTAAGATTGGGGGTGTTAGCCTGACCTGAGCCCGTGTAGGCGTGGAAGGCTAGACAGAAGTTGTTGAGAGGATCGGTGAGTTGGTGGGAGAGAAAGGCGTTCTGTGTTCCAACCCATACTTGACCGGTGAGAGTGTTGAAGCCGGAGATCTCCTGCTCAAAGTTAACTCCTGGCACAACTATGACATTAGTAGCCCCGGTGTTACGGATGGCGTTAACACAACCCTGCATACCTATAGAAGTGGAGGTACGGAGAGTGGACTCATTACCGAGAAGGCCGAAATAGTTGTAAGGCCCGCCAGCTATCCAGTCATTAGCTACAACCCCTCCCGTCACCGTCCCCCAGCCCCACGCTCCGCCACTATGGTCAGGCTGACACTCGTTAGCCAACTCAAACATAACATAGGGCCTGTTAGCACATCTGCTAGCCATGTCGCCCCAGAACTGAGCATCAACGAGAGTAGGCTGCTTTATCTGGGCGTTACCTGTGTTATTAAGTGTGTTGGTCCCGCCGAACTGTGTGGAAGAATAACCTGGCATCACCCACGGATCGGACCAGTGGAGATCTACTATGGAGTAGATATTGTTAGCGGCTGCCAGATCAATGGCGGCTAGAAGGGTGTTACGGTAAGTTGCTCCGGTACAGGTTGTAGGGAGGGTGGTGTTGGCTGATGTGTGGGCGTAATCTACTAAACCCGTGGCCGGGTTCCCAGGAGTCGAAGCCCCGTATACAGCAAGAACAGCCGGGGTGGGGGCTATGTCAGCCATCCATTGCCAGGCGTTAATCGGCCAACGGATAAGATTAACTCCCCACGCTCTCATCTGATTGAAGAAAGACTGGTTGGGGGAGAATATGCCGTTAAAGATAACGTTCTGCTGTACGGGCTCGTACTCAGGCCCAGATATAGAGACACCCTGAAGCTGTATGGGTGTACCCTGGTTCGTTATGAACTGTGGGCCATTAACTTTAATAGATAAGCCTGAAGCCGGTCTAGTACCCGGCCCCAATATCATGCCGGGCATATAAGTTAGGTGTTAGATCCGGCTAACCCACATATCAATAGTGGTGGCGACAGGGGTACCTGAAGAGATGAACATACCCACACCCGAGCCGTTAGTGGCTACACCAAGCGGGCAGTCAGGGTTATCTCCAGCACCCTGGTAATCGTAAACGATAGTCTGGTTGTTAACCAGAGTGATCTCGTCTACGATGATATAGGTCTCGGTGGTGCGGGCTGCTGTGTAGTTGTAACCACAGACAGAGATACCACCGTTAGCCATCAAACGGCCAGCAGTCTGGGCGATAGTACCAGCAGTGGAGGTACCGAGGGCTGTGGCGTTAGCGTTAGAAACTGCAAGCTGGAAAGTAACCGACGCCGACCCAGTACCCGACATACCAATACGGTACTTCTCTATTTGTAGAGCGTGCAGCGTATCAGTATTTGCAATCCAGAAAGCTGGAAGAGTGGTAGACGAACCAGCCATAGTAAAGCTGCCCGTGTACCCGTGATACATAGCTCTTGCCATTTATTAACCTGTTCTCTCGTTGAAATAGCGTTGCGCCATATCTATAACATTATCTAGCTCAAGCTCGCTAGTGAAAATGTCTGGCGTTGTGTTGAGAGAGTTGGATTTGGGAGAGAAGAACCCTTCACGCTTAGAGGCCGTTACTGCGATTGCAAGAGCCATGACTGTATCGTCGTGACCACTTCGTCCCTCATTTCCCAACGAACCGTTATCATGCTCGACGAAGTTGAGGAGTTCATGGTAGGTTCGCTTATCGTGTATGAGAATGCTTCGGGAGTTAATGAGATTTTGTAGCTCTCCCAATGCCCATCTTTTCGTACCATAAGATGTAAGCCAACCCCAAGTATTAGAAGTCTGCGAGGTACGATCCGGTTTCTTCCAGGACCAGACATTAGGATAACCGGAGGCAAGAATGGCACCGATAGTCGCCATACCGCCACCCTCACATTCTGGAGCCAACATCGCCTTACCAAAGAAATCTCCTATCAACATCATCTCCCGTGCAAACTGCACGGGGTCACAATGACCATGCCATACCGCCACCTGCTCTAAAGTGCCACGATGGATAACCTGGGCGCAGGAAGGGTCGGAGGTCATTGTTCCTCCTCTAGCTGGGTCACCTCCGACAAAATATCTACCAGGGTTCGGGTCATGATGAGGTTGCTTGAACACAGTAAACGGTCCACGATCCTGGTGCTCAAAGACCACATCTCCTCTTCCAGTCCTATATAGTCTCCCCGTAGCTCCTCGTTTCTCCGCATGACAATCTCGTATAGCGTGAGGGTTGAAGATAGGATTTCCGGAGGTGACAAAGGCCTCTTCGGCTGTGGAGGGATATTCTTGATGGAACCAATCCTCTCCCTTTTTACGGATTTCTATTCTACGGAAGGCGAGGGAGGCAAATGCCGTTTCATCGTCATACCCCTCTTCCCGCATTGTGGACAGAATCCATCGTTCGTCGGCGTCAAGCTCGATCTCATGTAAAGTTGTTCCAAATAGTCTAGTAGCTGAGTGACGGTACCAAGGGAAGAACATCGGCACAAAGTCACTATCTCCGACTTCTGCTCGTTGCCATTCATCATGAAACCAGTTACCCATCCCTTTCGCTGTAGACTCTAAACAGACAAACGTACCGTGTCTTTTAGGTATAGAGGGCTCTAACCCTCCCCAAAGTTGCTCCGCATCCGCCCACATTGCGACTTCGGAACAATGAACCGCTTGAAGGGTACTACCTCTAAGTGTATCGGCTTTCTGTGCTGTAACGACTCGTATGTTACTACCCGTCTGTTCCCATAACATCTGACGCCGAGTATGGTACTTGAGATCGAAGAGTATTTTGTGGGGCCAATATTCCCAATATCGCTTCGTAATATTGAATAGTTCCTGAGCCTGCGTATCGACGTGAGATATAACCGCTGCGTTTGCACCAGGGTATAAAGACGTAGCCCACAGGAAGAGTACCGCCTCCGTCGCAGTCGATATGCCAAGTTGTCGGGCCTTGAGCACGATAATACGAACGGGTAGTCCTGCATTAAACTGTCTCTCTATCTCCGCTATATAAGGACGTTGAGCCCAGCCCCAATCCCCGATAGTGGGGTCAGGATCCACATAATCTAAATCAAAGTTCCTAATATCTAGATTAGTCGTCTTGATCTTCAACTCGTCCAAGAGAGGACGAAGACTCAATGGCATTAGGGATAACTTTAGTTAGTTGGGACATGGTGCGCTGGAAGGCGATTCTGTGTTCTGTAAGCTCTGACTCTGTGTCAATAGCTGATAGGCGAGAGAGAGCCTGCATAAAAGACTTGACGACAGAAAGCCGTGCTGTCTCGGGACCATGAGTAAGGTAACGGTTGGCGACCTGGAGGGCTCGTCTAGCTGTGAGATTAAACTCATGTGCCAGGGCTTTATCTTCATCTGTGACATGATGAACTGTGGTTGATAGAGTCTCTTTAACTACCGTTGTTTCCACTTATCAACCTTAAACTAATCTCGTCCTTGATAACATCCTCCAGATAACTAGCGTCCACCTCTACCGTTATCTGTAGAGGCATAGGGTTGGAGAGGAGCAGACGGAGTTTCTCGGCCTTGTTAACTATCTCCTCTTGTGGGATTACGAACGCTACCCTCATATCGCCGGACTCCAGGAAGCCGAGGGTCTTACGATTAAGGAAGGCCTTAAATGTGCAGCCCCGGAATGGTGGGGTGTTAGCTCTTAACAGCCTATCCCGGTCTTCGTTAGGTTCCTGGATCCTCGCCACCCGCTCCGACCTCCTCTGTATTTCCTGTGTCATTTAATGGTTCCTTGAACGGCGGATCGGCCCAGCCCCCGATAAGCTCGCTCGACGGTACCTCAGGGTCCCCCCAAGGATCGCCCCTGCCCCGCCTAGGCTCCTCGTCCTGGGCGTAAGGGTCGCTGGAGGGGGGCTGTACTATAGGGGCCGGACTGAGGGCCTGTAGCGCCCCTGAGAGCCCCGCCGTCAAGCTGGCGATCAGCACCCCGTTCTGCTCGATCAGCCGGTCGATCAACTCACGATCATCCATCACACCTCCACCCTTTAACTCTCTATTATTTCTCCCCCCTGCCACAGTGAATATTTCCCCTCTAAAAGGCCGATTTTTTCTTTGGCCCGTTTGCGAGG